CTGTCTATCTGAGCATAAGTCTCGGCTTGCTGTTCTAAATTCTTTTTTATTTGCTCGTTCTGTTTAGCGACTTCAGTTTCCAGTACGATCTGGTTTGCCTGAAGCTGTGATATCGTTCCGTTTAAACTCCATATCCATATACCAGACATGACCAAAGCTATTGCGAGTCCGACACTTATTTTAAACATCATAATTCAGCAGCAGCTGCGGGCGCAGCCAACTTTTATAGTGTGTAAACATCTAGCGGTTTCTCCTTACCTTTTACTTCTAAAGGTTCTAGTTTTTTTAATATGTAATCACTCTTAATAGCAGTGTTATACCCTATAAGTATATCAACACCAGCATCTTTTGTACCACTTTCTAATCTAGCACCTACATTTACAGCATCACCTATTGCTGTATAGTCAAACCTTTGTTCACTGCCCATATTTCCAATAACTGCATAGCCTGTATTAATTCCAATACCTATAGCAACACCCGGTATACCCCGGTCCATTAACTCATCGTTTAAACTTTCCATGTCACGCTGCATATCCACAGCACAATCTATAGCTTTATTTTCATGTGCTGGTAAGTCTAAAGGTGCATTAAATATTGCCATCATTGCATCACCTATATACTTATCTACCATACCACCATGTTTTTGCACTGCACTTTGCTGTACAGTTAATGCTTTATTCATAATATAAGTTACTTGTTCAGGCTCTAAGTTCTCTGACATAGAAGTAAAACCTCTTACATCAGTAAATAAAAAAGTAGCATATCGTTTTTCTCCACCTAACTTTAATAAATCTGGATTCTTCTGTAGCTGTTTT